CTAAACCACTAGTGTTGTGATAGTGTTTCATGATAAGAGTGCTCGGCCGAGAAAGAATTTAGAGGATAGAGATATGCTCGGAAGAGAAAACAGTATGAAGGATTTTAATTTGAAGAGTCTTTCTATTAAGGATATGAGGGATGTTGGTAAGTTCTTCGATATGATGGAGTATGGGCTTGAGAAGAGTCTACTAGTGTTGAAGAATACTGAACAGAACAATGTTGCATTAAAGAGTGTTAATGAATCTCTCTTGAAGGAAAATAAACAGTTAGAAGCTAAGGTAGCTAGATTAGAGATGGGGATCACAGATGAACCTGGTAGTGTAGATAAAGGATCTAGTGGTAGGATTGAGAGTGTAGGAGATAAGGTTAGTAGTCCAGTAGGTATGAGCTATGATGAAGCAGTAGCTATGATGAAAGGAAATAATACTAGTGAAGAAAAAGAAGACATCAAAGAAGAAACAACAAAAGAAGATACTAAAGATGAAGTATCTAACCCTAAAGAAGTAAAAGAGGAAGCACCAGTAGAAGATAAGGAAGAAGATGTTAGTGCCGAGCCTAAGGTTAAGTCAGTAGAGTTTAAATGGCCGGAGCTAACTAAGGATGAGCTTTATTCTTTGATGGAATCTATTGCTAAAGAGAAGGGTTATAAGGTATTACCTAAACAAGTTAATAATGCTGATGGTAAATGGTTTGCCCTTGGTAATGAATCTGGTCGGGTATATTATTCATCTACATCTAATTCTTTGTCGTTCCAAGCTCCTGATAAGAAACGATATAAGAATGTTGATGTACCTGAGAATCTAAAGAAGTTGGGTGAAGACTTTATTGTATTACTTATTGAATTAACCTTTACTACTTATGGATTACCTAAGTCATTTACTATTGAGAAACTCAAGAAACATATGTCTGATGAATATCTAGAGAAAGTGTTTATTAGAGGTAATAAGGATTAGCTATGGCTCAGGTTGCTGGTAGAAAAAGCCTTAAGAATATGGTTACCAGCCCGTATGAGCATTGGAAACCATTAACCGATAGCCAGTTCTACGGTGCTATGGGTGACTTTGTCCAGTTCTGTAAAGAGAGTATTATTCTTGATAAGAACGGTAGACCAGTGCCTATGCACCTTAATGAAGCTCAGGTATTGTTTTCTTCTGAAGTATTAAAGGCTATAGAGCCTATTATGAAGAAGATACCTACTAAGAGTGTTAATGTGCTATGCCATAAGAGTCGTCAGATGGGTATCACTACTGTTACTCTGAAGCTAGAACAGTTTGTTGCTAGTAAGAGTACTAACTTTAATATTCTACATGTGATGCCTACTGACTCTGAGGCTAATGAGATGATTGATAGGAAGTTCTTACCACTACTTAGGGGAACTCACCCTGAGCTATTAGCTGATATTGTTCCTGTGGCTAACTATGCTGACTTTAAGAGCTTCAGTGGTATAGAGCTAGATAACCGTATTACCTTCATGTCAGCAGGGGTGAAAAGCTCCGGTCATGGTAGAACCATTCATATGTTGGTAGAGGATGAGCATGCCAAGTACACTGACCCATTTAATCTTGAAGCTGGTCTTCTTCCTGCTATGTCTGGTAATACTATTAGGATTGTATTGTTTACAGCTAAGGGTATGAACCACTCATTTGATTTAAGTAAAGTGGCACAGGACCCTGAGTCTGATTGGGTATATATCTTCTTACCTTGGTATATCTTATCTGAGTATGAAATGGAGCCAGAAGGTAGGTATAAGAGTCTTAATAGCTTAACTGAGTATGATTTATTCCTTTGTAGTGAGTTTAAACGTGCTGGTATCTCTCCTAGTAGATGGGCTAGAAAGCTACAATGGTATAATTATACCTTTATTAATGAGGCTAAGAAAGACCAATTATATATGTTTGAGAACTACCCTACAGTTGCTGCTGAGAGCTTTCAGGCTTCTGGTGCTCCTATCTTTGACAGTAGGTTACTGTATGATTGGATGGAGAGAGAGTTTAAAACTATTGATGCTTTCTATGCTGATGGTGAGACTCGGTTTGATTATGTTGATGGTGGTGCTATTAAGGAATATGAAGCACCAATTAAAAACCATCAGTATATTATTGGACTAGACCCTGCTGAAGGTGAGGTCAAGGGAGATGATAGTGCCTTAGTTGTTTGGGATATAACTAAACCTAAGATTAAAGCTGTAGCAGCTTATAATGGTATTATCTCACAGAATGACTTTGCTGAGTTGGCTTATGATATGGCTATGAGGTATAATATGGCTTTGTTGGTTCCTGAAAGGAATATGGGTAGTCTTATGATTAAATGGTTAACTGAGGTTAAGGGTTATCTTAATATTTGGACTGATGCTAATAAGGTTACTGGTTATAATAATCTTGGTGTTAGAACAACAGTAAGTAGTAAGAATGAGATGATTGCCCGGCTTAAGTTCTTGATGAATAATGGCTACTATGAAGACTTTGATCCAGTGTTCTGTGAACAGGGATTATACTTTACCTTCCAGAAGACAGCTAGTGGACAACTAAGAGCGGCAGGAGACTCTGGTCACCATGATGATGCAGTCCTTGCTCGTATGTTATGCACTATGGCTATTAACATGGATAGGTATAAAGGCTATACTAAGACTATACAGAAAGAAGGTAGGAAATATGGACGGTAAACTATTAGAGTATTTAACTACTCCTAAGATGTTATCTCAGGCAGATGTTATCAATGATGCCTTAGTGAAGATATCTCAAGCTTCTACTTTGATGAATACTGCTATTGAGAGTAATAACTTTGCTGTGGCTGGTAGAGAGGCTCAGAAGATCTCTGATTTAGTCTCTCTGCTTAAGGCAGCTCATAAATCCCTTGGTGCTAAATAGTACTAAATAAATAGCCCTACAAGGCCGCTGAAGGCGGTTTAAAGGGCCTCTAATTGTCAAGATGACTTACAACTCATCTTTGCTCCTAAAGTCGCTCAGAGGGCCAGGAAATGGCCTTAGAACGCATTTTACAGGGGGTATATAGGCTAGATGATATAGTTAATATAATATCTCTTGACAAATCGATTAAAATGTGGTATAATACACAACAGTAACTGGGGCATAGTCTTTAGTTGCTACAAAGAAATAATAATCAATAATATCCTAAATATGGAAACCTATATTCTTTATTTGGAATAAAGGAGACGTAACTCTTATGAACGAACAACCAAACTCAAACACACTCAAGCAACCTGAATTAGTGGGAGCTAATCCAGCACCTGAGTCTGTGGAAGGGAATGCTACTTCGAATGTAGAAACACCAAGTGTTGACTTGATGTCTGGACTTAGTGATAAAGAAAAATCATATATGAAAGGTTTAGGCATTAATGAGATTAACGCTGAGACTCTTCAAAAGTTAGTTCACTCAGGACTAGCACAGAAAGACTCAGTAAGTAAACTCAGCCGCGAGAAAGCTGAATATGAAGCTATGCTTGCCTCTCGTGGTGAATCTACAGTGAATGGTCCATCCAACCAATCACAGAGTAATTCTGTACAACCTGAAGCTATGGTACTAGAGACTCCTATGGGAGAAGCTAGTGAAGAACTTAAACAAGAGCCTCAGCGAACTACAGGAGTAACAAAGAATGATATCTGGGATCTATCTCTCATGATTAATCGAGAGTTCCCTGAACTAATTGACCGTGCTACAAATGGTGAGATCTTTAATGAGCTTACTATGCGTGGATATTTCGGTGCTGATGGTATTGATAAGAAAGCAGTCTATGAATACTTGAGCCGAGAGAATGCTACAGCCAAAGAGTTTAGAGAGCTTAAAGAAAAAGTTGCTGAGTATGAGAAAGCTAACCAAAGTGAACCTCAATACAATCCTCAAGCAACAATTAATAATGGAGTGCGAGACCTTAACTGGGCTAATGCCGTTCTACAACAGAACCTTACTAATCCAGGATCAGTAGACTTCAATGATCTAAATGAAGCTACAATTATGATTCAATCTTCTTTGTTGTAATCCCTATTTATGACTAATTATTGGTGAAGTGCATTTTACTAATAATAAACTTTAAGTAAAGGAGATACAAACTCTATGAGTCTACAAGCCCATAAAGCTTTTACCCCAACTGGTGCTCCAACAAATCTTAATGTTGGTAAGTTGGGTTATGAAACAGCCGCTCTTGATCTAGGCTTTAAATCACGATCAAACGCACCTGCAACTATTGGTCCAGAACAAATCCGTGAATTCATGCGACAAATCTGGACACCACAAATTCTTGAACACAAATTCGCTTCTAACCTATTGCTCTGGTTCTTTGATGCACCAGTAGAAGATGGTTGGATGAACAACCTATCTGTATCACACAGTGCTCGTGTTACATTTAAAAAATGGATGAACCCATTGCAACGAGTTCGTGTTAACGAATTGGAATACAAAGAAGGCGTTACATGTCCAAAACAACTTAAAGTTGATTGTGTAATTCCACCAGCAGGACCAATCGATGACTATGAACAAGTAGATATTGACTTCAAATTCGAATATTCGATTCGTGTTGATACTTGTGTTAAAACTCGTCGATTGACTCTTAATGAAACTAATGAACAATGGAAAGAGAACCTTGAAGCATTGTCATATCGCCGTGCTATTGATGCTTGGAATGCTCTTGCAGAACAAATCATTGCTAGCGATACTCCAATCTTGATTCCTACGTTCAAAACTTCACTTGGTGCTACTAACTACCTGCAAGCTGGTACAGCTGACCCATATGAAACTCTTTCGAAAGTATTCAACTACATGGGACGAGCATTTGGTAGCCGATTTAACAAAGAGTTCGTTGTAACTATTCACCCAGATATCGCTCTTGATATTATGGTTAACCACTCAGACTTGTTGAGCTATGATAAAACTGGTATTCGACAAGACTGGTTGAAGATTGACCAAGCATCACTTGGTGGATTTGGTGAATTAGGAACTCTTCCACGATGGTATGGACGACAAGTTCTTGTTGCTCCTGATGACATCGCTTTCCATACTGGAACTCCTGATAACGCTAACTTCAGCCCATGGGAGAATGCAGATGGTACTAAGGTGCGTGCTATTATTGCTTCACGACGAAGCTTCTTTACTAAAACAGTTCCATTCATGGATAAAACAATCTTCCCTGCAACTGTTGAACACCCAATCGAAACGATTGCTGAAATCTGGATCGGTGGTGATAAATTGTTGTTCCCAGAAGAAACATTCCTTATCGAATTTAACCGTTAGTAATAAATTAATTAAAGCCCTTAGTACCGTCTAGGGGCTTTTATTTTATCTAGAAAGGATAATATAAATGCAAAAAGAAGAAACACTTAAGAAGATTCGACTAGAACTTAACCGTCTCGTCGGTACTTCTTTCATTCGTCCTAACATTGCGTTAACGGCGATAATGAGAAGGAAAGGAGCAGGTGACTACCGAGTTGCTATTGATGATGCTGCTATTCTTTCTGCTCTTGGTGCCATTACAGCTGAGTTAAAACAGCTTAACCGTACTATGAGTAATGTCGATCTTGACACTGATAATCTAGCTGGTATTAAAGCAGAGGTATCTGCCACAAAAGTGAATACAGCTACAACAAATGATCGTTTGACCGATATTAAAACTGATACTAGAGATATTAAGACT